CTGCCTCCGTTAACTGATCTGCAATCTCTTGGTTAATAACGTTCTTGTATCCGCCCCATAGAACGTAGTCAGCAGCACCGGTCTGATCTTCAGTTGGATAACGAATTTCAGTCCAGACATTGTTCTGTCGTAGCAACGTGATACCGCGATCCAAACGGAAGCGGATAAACAAACGTCCACCACCAGCAGGACCTTCAGAGGTCGTGGGTCCTGTGAAGTAGTAGTTAGCCATGTTGCTCCTTAACAGTTGACTTACTGCAGAGCAGGGGCATAAACCCCTGCGCTGCCGTCTGCCAACTATTGGTTAGAAGTAGTCGATAGATGAAGAAGTGTTGACTTGATACAAAGCTTCTTGACGGTATAGAGCCCAACCGCCAACTCCGTACCAACCAAGTGGACGCTGACGCATCAACTTATCAACGACCGGACCGATCACAACGTGGAACTCTTCAGCCACGGCTTCAGCCAATGCCTGTTGTCCAGCGAAGTAGGTGTTGAACACCTTTGTGATTGGGGTAACGGTGATGGTTGCACCTGATGTAACACCAGCTGATGTGACTGCAGCTGAGAGTGTCCAGATAAGACCTGTTGAATCAACAGCAGTAACTGTTGTGTTCGATGGAATACCTGTACCAGAAACTTGATCGCCGATGTTCAAAGATAGAGCACCAGAAGTCGCAGCAGTTACTGAGATTGTGGTTGCGCCTGAAGCAGCTGATGTTGAAGTTGTGGTTGTCCAAGTTGACTGTGCTGCACCGGTCTTGTTTGAGAACATACGTGGTGACTCTACATAGAAAGCACCTTCGTATGAACCAAGCTCGCCAGCCCAGATGTTGTCAACCTGTTGGTATTCGTGTGGCTGACGCCAAGATCCCACGCCTGTTTCAGCGCGAAGATCAAGAGCAACCTCAGGGTGAATGTATGCAGCATACAAAGATCCCTTACGTGGGATAGCCTTGTTTGTGCGTAGCTTAGCTGTTGTCTTACGTGCAAGAGCAGAGGTAAATACAGAGCTAGATGAGATACCGCTTAGCGATGTAGCTGTTCCGCCGTAGAGCTGGTTAGTACCAGCGGCAAGAACGTTCTGTGCTACTGTATCGATTGAGTCAGCCATGTTCCATGCGATGATGTTAGCGACTGCTGGATCTACGTCAGCAAGTGAGTAGAGTTCCAATGCGCGAGTGACAAGCACTGCGTTGCCGTATTCAGCAAGGGTAATGGTTGTGTATGTTGGTGTAGCAAGAGCTACTGCATCCGGATCAACTGTCTCTGTGAGAGAGTTGGTCTGCTGTGTCAAGTCAACGTAACGTTGCAATACAACAGATGAACCCGGGATGCTTTGACGTGCTGGTGTCTTATCTGCAATCATGCGGATAAGAGGTTGAGCACGAAGCTGGAATTCGATAAGGCGGTCATACGCCTTTTGTACGAGACCAGCACCACCTACGGTACCGCCGAGACTGGAGGTTCCAGTCGAGGTATACGCGTTGGCCATGTTGCACCTCCTATAAGGTTAGAGTTTGGTTGTTAGAAGTTTCCGCTTTGGATCATCTCAATGAGCTCCGCTTCACTTGCGTTGTTAATGCGGGTCATGATGTCTCCGTTACGGTCGGGTGAAATAGCACCCTGCGAAACAATGTCCTGCTGACGCAAAGCAGCACGATCAATTTGTTGTTGAGGGTCTTGTTCCACTTGCTTCTCAAATCCAAATAGATCTCCGTTGTCATCAAGCCAGTGTGACACTGACTCTTCATTGACAGTCTCAAGGTCTTTCAGGATCAGACGAGCAGCTTTAGGATTGACACCCTTTTGATTTAGGACTTCCTTGACTGTACGTTCGCGTTCTGCCTTTGATACAGACTCATACTTCTCAGCTAGCTCTTTGTGTTCCTTTTCACGCTGACGCAATTGCTTGCGTAGTCGCTTTACAAGTTCGCTATCTGTAGCAGGTGCCTGTGTTTGGACGTCATCGTTATCGTCGAAGTCGTCATCGTCCCAATCGTTTGTTGCCATAGCAACCGTTCTCCCATTCTGTTATGTGTATCGCAAGCCGCGTCAACCTCTGGGGAAAGGTAAACGGTTCTCACTACCAGTCTTGTTACGCCAATCCGACGCTGGTCTGTTCGGTTGGGATTCTGTTTAGAACTTGCCTTGCATTGATTTCCGCAAGACAGTATCTGCTTGGTTGATACCAGACTTACCAGCGAATTGAGCCTCTTCGTATTGGGTCAGCTTCTGTTGCTGGAGTGTGGCTGCGCCACTGTTCTCTAGGTACTGTTGTTCACCAGTGATCTGGTTGTAGTTGATGCCAGTCTGTCCACCATAGATAGCAGATAGACGCTCAGCCTGTGGAAGAACTTGGGCAACTTTGCCGTATCCTTGTTGAGCCTGTGAATAAGTAACACCGTATAGTCCAAGTGCCTGTGAGCCAAGGGTGTTGGCATTACCTGTAAGGCTGGCTGTCAATCCTTGTTGTGTAGCAGCAGCACCTATGTCAGCATTGGCTACCTGTTGTGTGAGTTGAGGTAGTGTTGCTGCTGGGTTCAGGAAGTAACTGACTAGGTTAGCTTGGCTAACACCCGGGTAGTAAGTCTGCAATGTAGCAAGAACCGTAGGGTCTGCATACTGTACGTTCTGTACCGCTAACTGAACACGGCTGTTCAACTCAGTAGCAGAGATATCATTGCCAATAAGATTTGCAAACTCTGACTGAGTAGAAAGATTGCTTACACCATACTGTGTAAATGTATTAGCATACTGATTTTCAAGGGAAATATAATCTGCTTCTGACAACATGTTAAGACCATTGGCTTGACGTGTATAGTTACCAGCAAAACGAGATTGGTAAAAAGGTTGCTGCGTCATGTCAAGATAAATCTGTGAAGTGTTGCTAGTTGTTGTCAACTCTTGAGTTAGCCATTGAGTTGCTTCAGCAATCCATGTTTGGTTTCCACCAAACCAATTTTGCAGTTCAGCCCTAATCATTGCACTAGCATCTTGTGAAGTGTTTGAAGTGGTTGTTGCAACTGGCGTACCAAAACCAAGATAAGTACCTGAAGTTAAGCTACTGCCAGTCATTTGATTAAACTGATCAATGCTTAATGGAACTCCACCAGATGCTACAAGCTCTGCATTGTTTGCAGAAAAAGACAAACCCATGTAACCAGTAGAAGAACTTGTATCATTGGCAGCATTAACTGCTGCATTGATGTCAGCTGCCGATGGGATCGGTGCTAAGTTGCTTAATGCATTTTGAGCAGAAGTAATACTACTTTGTGCAGAGTTAACACTGTTTGTTGCTACAGGACTGCTTGTTGCTACAGGTGCTTGACCTGCATTGTAACCAGCAGTATCCATAAAAGAACCAGGTGTGTAGTCTAATACTACTGTGTCTTTTCCTGTTGCCATTATGCAAGGAATCCCATCCGTTGTCCAAGGTTCACAAGAAGATCTGCTGCCTTACCTTTAGCATTCTCCGTTGTTTGCCACTCTGGTTGTGATTGCAAGAATCGTGTTGCTTCATCAGTGCTCATAGGTTTGCCACCGTCACCACCGCTTAACATTTTCTGCACCAAAGGATCGTTAACAGTGCTAGGTGTAGCACGTTCTAGTACGCTGTTAAGCAAACTTGTGTATTGAGATGTAACGTCTTGTGTAGTAACGCTGTCATTAATCAAAGGAGAAAGAGTTTTGTATTGGTTTTGCGCCATGTTGATAATGGTTGGCTTCTGGTTATCAATAGTGTTGCCGGGCTGCATAGCATTCAATGCGCTTTTAATAGCAAGAGAAGGACTAAATGTATCTGTTACGCCGTACTGAGTAGCCCAAGTATTTACTTGGCTAAGGTTTCTAGCAAGCTCACCGCCACGTTTCATGATTGGATCTGAAGATGTAGCAGGGTCAACACCCTTTGCCATAAGCTGATTAGTAATAATAGAGATAGCAAGAACTTGTTGGTCTTGGGTAGTAATACCTTCGGTTTGGTTACGGTTCTTCTCGATACCCAACTCATCCAAAGTTACTGTTGCTTTTGTTGGGTTCTCTTCTTCAAGGGTATTAAGTGCAGTTTGAAATTGCTTGATCTGATCAGCAGTAGCAGGTTCGTTAAGATACTCTTCTGTTACTTGGCTCATTAAGTTAGCAGCAGTAACAAAGTTAGTCTTATCGATCGTAACTGTGTTCTTGGTACCAGCGTAGTTAGGGCGACCATTGATGTATGCGCCTACGTCATTAAGATCTGTACCATTGTTAGCTAAGTTTTCCAAAGAAGCAGCAGACATAAGTCTTTGAACTGCAGCTTGGAAGGTAGGATCCTGTGCTTCCTTTGCAGCAATAGATGCCTGAGTCTTGGTACTTGTTGATCCGTATTGTTTAGTTTGCCATAAGAATTTCTTTACATTGGTGATACTTCCATAACGGGAAACAAGTGACTGTACTTGTGATTCATAAGCTTTGGCTTCGTCTGTATAGACTTGATACTGACCACCGGTTGTAGGTAGTAACCATGCTTGAACTGCACCAGTAGGACCATTAACTACAGTAGTAGTTGTTTTAGTTGTAGCATCATATTGAGATGATACATCTGCATAAGTATAAGGCTGTCCTGTTACTGGGTTGATAGTAGCACCCGGTGCTAATGCGGGAGCAGTGGTAGTTGTAGTAGTTGCAGTACCTGTACTGGTAGTGGATTTTGCTCCACCAGTATTAACTGCATTAATACGTCCACCTACAATTACAGATGATTGCGAACCACCAGTAGTACCAGTTGGGTTGGATACCAGTCCACCTCCAGCAGGTTGGACTGAACCAAGTCCTGCTGTTGGATCTTCAGGAAGAGGGCTAACTAGAGGCATTATTTAGTAATCACACTCCCCGGTTTAACAGTTGTATTTGAAAGGTTATCTAGCAATGGTGCAAAGATAGAGCGAGTAGCTTCTGCAATCTGAGCATCTGCTGCAGTATTGCCTTCCCCTGTTCCTCCACCTAATTCTTCAAGCGCATCCAAAACCTGTTGCTTAAGGTTTGCTTTGTTAAGACCTGAATTGATCTGTCCATTAGCAGCAGTATCTGCACTCATAGCGTTAACTGCATTGTTTACTAAGTTATAAGCAACAGACATCTTGTCTCTAACACCAGCAGACATAGGGAAGTCTTTGTTGTTTACCAAATATCCAAGACCGGCAAGTGCTGTCTTTTGATTTTGGATAGCAGTAGAACTATCTTCTAGTT